TTAACATTTCCACCAACTGATGATGTAGGTCTATAATATTGTTTACTAGGTACTTTACCATCAACTGTCCAGCCTAGATGATCAGTCAACCAATCTGGTAACATACCTATAAGAGTATCTTTTACAAGTCCACCAAAATCTTTTAAACCTTGCCAAACTTTACCTATAGAATCTTTAACACTTATCATCCAATCCGGCATGCCAAAGTTTCCGCCAAGAATTGTTTTTTCCTCTTCATTCCAGAACCATAACTTAATGCTTGTCCATAATTTTGTCAAACTATCTTTAGCTGATTGCCATGCCTCTGCAATTGAAAAATTACCAGATTCCCATGATATAAATCCACCAAAGATTTTTGTTTTGGTTGTACCACCTGGGTACCATTTTCCACCAGGAGTATAAATCCATCTACCAATACCTTTTGCAATATCTACTACTACTGTCTTTGTTTTTTCCCATGCAATACTAACAGCTTCACCAGCATCTTTTAATCCTGTAGTAATTCTATCACCACCAAAATAACCTGCAACAGCACCAATAGCCATTCCAATTAAACCACCGATAATTGCACCTGGAATAGCACCAACACCACCAAATAAAAATCCTATTGCTCCACCAATTGTAGCACCTAAACCACCTACTTTAAATGATTGCTTTATTGCATTCCATATACCTTCACCAGAACCACCTAGCATTTGCCCTATTCCACCAGCTAATCCATCTACTTTCCAACCCTTAACAAAATCTTTAATTGCTCCAGTAGCCAAAGCTACAGCACCTAAACCAAGTAGATATGGTAATGCTTTAGCTAAGAAGAATAATTTCGCTAAAGTTCCAAGTATACCAGCCTTTTTACCTCCTTTAGTAATATTTGTAATATTCATTCCCTCAGCTGCTTTTTCAACTATTTCTCTCTTTTGTTCTCTTTTGGCCTCTATAGCAGATCGTTTATCATCCATTCTTTGTTTCCGCTTTTCTTTCCACTCAGTAAAGGCCTGCTTTAATGCTGACTTTTGTAATTTCTCAGTATAAATATCATGAACAAAAAGAGAACCTTTTTTACCGCCTTGAGCTGCTAATGATTGTATTCCAGTTTTAATAAGCTGTTGAAAATGCATTATTCCATCAGAATTTACCTTTATTAGACTTACCCATTTATCAATAGATTTCAGCTCTGCACCTTCAGCTATTGTTGCAAGTGAATGTTTAATCTCTATTGAATTCCAAACTAATGGATCAGAATTTGCTTTAATTAAACCGAGTTTTTCATTTAAATCGTGAAGACCAACAAATCTATCTTTTCTATCAACTTGTGGTTTTTTCTTTTTAGCTTTCTTATCTTTTTGCTCTTTTTTCCACAGTGGAATAGTATGTTTAACTGAATGTTTAGCTCTTTTACCACTATCTGTAAATTTTTCAGACATTTTAGCAGTAAACAAACTAGCTTTGATTCTTCGTTTAAAGTCTGTAGCATCATCAATTCCTTGGAACCCTTCTTGGTCGGCTGGATCTCCAGATTGCTGAGCTAACTGCCTCTCTTGATATTCTTTATTCTCCAGATTTTGACGAACGTTAGCTTGATTAAGCTTCTTTAACTGCTGTGCAATATCCGTTAATAGTGTTACTTCATCTTTAGCCATTTTTACTTTGTTTTTTCATCCTTTCGTTTTCTTTTTTTACATGGTCTTCCACAAGGGAGATATATATTTCCCTTTCCCACGGTATCATATCATCCAACTCAGTTATACTAAAATTGTGTTGATTCATTAATACAAAATTAGATTTAAAATAGCTTATTATATTACTATGGGAAAGGGCTATTGAAAAAAATCAGACAATCCATTTAATTCAATTTTGCTTTCTTTACCACATTCTTTACAAGCTAAATCTATCTTATAATTTAATGTTGGAGCTTCACTAATTACATCTACTAATTGAGTAAACTGAGTAGTATTTAAACTCTCAACAAAATCAACTACTTCTTTCTTTGGTGAATCTTTTACAGCAAATGTTTCTTCACCGCTATAAATAGTTTCAATTGATTTTGCAATCATATTAATAACAGTATCTGCGCCAGTCTTTCTTTCTTTATCACTTAACCTATCATCCATTTTTAACCATTTTAAATCAACAGATATATCATCTGTTATTTTAATATGTTTATCAGGCGCATCCTCAATATTTTTAACTTTAACTTTTTCTAAATCAATCTTATGCTCATTTATTTCTTCACAATGTTGACACTTTAATTGTATTTCAACACCTTCACCTACAGACTTACTTCGTAGGGTTACAAACATATATTCAACATCAAAATTTGTTAACTCCTTAAAAGCTATAGGTGTTTCTACACAAATTTTAATAATATCAATTACTGCTTTTTCAATAGTAGCTTCATTTTCAGATTCCATTGCTATTAGCAATATCTTCTCTTCTTTGACCACGTATGGTCTGTATGTTATAGTTTCGCCTGTTGAGGGCACAATCATATCATACTTTGGGGTTGCGAGTTTTGGCAACATCATTATCTCTCCATTATTATAAAATTATTTAAAGCCCTCTACCCGAGCCATCTGCAAATGGGCTTTTTCTAAAAGGGTTATTCTTTGTTGTTGTATCTGTAGGTGGCGGCCCATCTTCATTTCTATATTGGTCAAATTTCTTATCTTTATTTAATTTATCTAACATTCCATCATCTGTAAAAGTTAATTTAATATCTACATCTACATCAAAATTATTTATTCTTCTAAAATTATCATATTCCCAAGTTACAGATACTTCTAATAAACCTTCAGATTCATTAGATAATTCAACTGCTCCAACTTGTATAGGATATGCATTCTCTAATATAATTGTATAACCAGGAATTATATGATTAGAGTTAGATAATTGTTGTATAGTCACATCAGTACAATATTCATCTTTATACATTGTTTTATAATGTTGGCCTGATGTATCTACAATCATTTCTTGCCACAAATCAAAATAATTTTTAATATAATAATCATTTGTTAATAAAAATGTCATCTCTACTTCATCTGTTACAGCCGAATATGGTTTTTTAGACATATGATGATTATGCGTAGCTTCCGTTGTTGATATTCTTTTACCAGGTAATGTAGCACCTTTACATAATAAAAACATATCTCTTGGGTCATTAATAAAATCTCCAACATGATGACCCTCACCAGATATTGCATTATTTAAAAATGTAGCTGGGTCAAATCTTAATAAATTATTTATTGACTTTGATGGATGAGAAATATATACAGCAAATCTATTACCACGTGCTGCACCACCATGATGATTAATTGCTGCCTTTATTGAATCTATGCTAACTGGTAATCCCATTAGTACGCCCTCTTAGAATCAGCCCAAATTGAGCCAACAGTGGCTTTCTTGAATTGTGCTGTTTGTAAAAATATTGCTATGTTCCATTCTGCTGAATTTACTTTCATAATTGATGAATTTACATGCTTTGTTAAATAATGTTTAAAACATGGTCTAAAATATTTATATTTTTTTGTTGCCATTAGTAACTTATATGTTATCTTAAATCTTGTAGTTCTATCAAACTTTTGATTAGATGCTGTATCGTTTAATTTATCTAAGAAAATTGCACGAATTTTAGGCGGTAAGTAATGTAAATTAATACCATAAAAGCCACCTTTAGCAGGACCAACAACAATTGTTAATGGAAATATATCATAATATGGTAAAGTTTGTTTAAGCTTAGGATCATATGTGTACATTACCATATCACCTGGAGAAGCTCCAGCTTGCTTTTTTAATCTATCATCTTTAAGCATTTTACTAGCACCTATTGGACCAAGCGCTGCAACTTTTTTAGCAAACCATGCATTTGCTTCTTTACTACGTGCTTGTAATCCTTTACGGAATGCTTCTGATTCTAATTTGTCGAATAAACTGGCCATACTTGTATTTATACTCTTTTCTTAAGTGTTTTCCATATTCTACGGCCTGTTTTTGTTTTAGAGGCTTTAAACCCCATAGTCATTGTCTTAATACCCATAGCTTCTAATTCTTTTTCTGTCCATATTTGAAATTCAAAGCCACGTTCCTCACAAAACTTTTTAGCATATTTCCAT